ATATTCCTTGAATGGCATTGATCGCATACCCACATGTAAGCATTCTCGATGCCCCCTTCATAACTATTTACAGTTATTTCAGCCAGCAAAGTGTCTTCATGCAGGTATTCAACATGTCTTAATTGATGTCCAGCCATTACAGGATCATAAGGGCAATTACACATATCGCAAATGTCCACCATTCCAGAATGTGTATCCACGCCCAGCACTGAGCTTGTTCCATCCGCTTTTAATACTTCTACCCATCCCATTATTTTATGTTCACCCACTTAGAGCAATCTTTGTTATCCCATGAGCAATCCCAGCGCGCCCAAAGCTTCCCAGTCTTTTGAGATGTACCAGTTTTGTAGATCATTGCTCCATGGTCGCACGTTTCTTTTGCTTCCTCAACTAAGACTTGAGGGTTTAGGGTTGATAGCGCTTCCATTGCAGCTGTTTCACTTGCTGGTTTATCAGCCCAAACATCGCCTTTAACATGCTCTCCGGCTTTTACACGCTCAACTTTTCCCATTTCTTCGCGGGATGGTCGCTTTCCAATAGGTGTCCCCATGCCGTTTCCGATGCTACGACCGATTGCACTTGTTTCACAATTTTCACTTGCGTTAGTTTTATTGACCGGACTGCTTCCTTCAATTTCAGTTGCCCATCCAGTTGAGAACGGATGAATGTCGCCGTGATCTCGATAGATAGACGATATACACACCCATTCAACACGCCCATCTGGTCGAATATGGTGCGTGAGATTAGTTTCGATTCTGCCATTTGGGTATGCCTTCCAGTATCGTTCGAGTCTTGCCTGTACATCCTCATATTGACTTAAATCAAACATCCTTAGTGCCCCTATCTCTGTGTAATCCTGATGCATAGAATTGTGGTTTCATTCTGCTCATTGCGATTATTTCAGCGATGTTAATGCCTAACTCCGACAACTCATTACCCAATCGCACTAAGCTTTTGTTAGCCCAATTATTAGCGCGAATCAAAACTCTTTCCTCTTGAGTAAGTGCGCCCCAAGTGCCATATTGCTCATGTTGAAAAGCGTACTCAGCACACTCAATTCTTATTGGGCATGAAGCGCAGACACGCCGAAGCGTTTTTATCGGTATTCCTTCTATTTCAAGTTCGTAAACAGTCTTAAAAAACATGTCAGTGTCCATGTCCTTACATGCAGCTTGGTCATATAAATCTTTAGACATCATTGCGCGAAGCAACCCCACGCTGAAATCCAATAGCCCTGCCACGCCGATAACCGATGTTCTTGCCTTGTTTGTATCCTTGTAACCACATAGCGCAACCAAAAGCAACGCCTAATATGATCCATGTTAGTTCTCTGTAAAACCCTGCATCCATATTTGCCCCTTTGTGTAGTTGGTGAATACCAAACTACTCAAGGTTTAAGCAATGTCAAGCATTTACACCATAATGTTTTCCGTGCCATGAAAACGAGCCATTGGCCTTCATGGGTACAAGAATCGGTACGACTGATTTTCCAGTAATTTCTAGGATGCCAAATCCCATCTGCCAATTTGCAGCGCCACGTGGCTTTAGGTAGTGCGCCTTGGTCATTTCCATAAGATGACCCACCTCTAGGGCAAAACGGGTCTCTACGCGCCCTGAGTAGCCTTTAGAAGCCCATATAAGGCCTTGCCTATGTGAATGGCCACAAACAATACTTTTGCCCGTTACATCCATGAGTTTCGCAGCTGTCATCCCTGCTACCTGGCTCATGTTGCCCTCGTCGCCATGGCCTAGCAATACATCCGGAGCGATTTCTGTCAAATGCTGATTGAAAGTAATATCAAGCTCATCGACGCCGATCAACTCTGCGTAAGTAAAGCCACGAAGCCCACTGATCGCTGGCGCTTTTCTTTCGATGTAGCGCTCGAGTCTGTCTGTGTGATTTGATCTGGCTAACCAAAATGGCTTATTGGCTCCTAGTGCATTGCGAAATTCAGCCAGAATATCGTGCGTGTCGTCTAAATGACGTTGCAAAGCTGTGGAGTATTCGCCTCGGCTACCCTGTTCCCATTTACTTACCATTGGTAAATCGGCTTCATCCCCTACACATGCAATAGCATCAGGCTTAGTTTTGCGCACAAAATCAATAAGGGCTGCTACTGCCTTTTTATGATGATACGGGATTTGTAAATCTGAAATGACAACTATCGTCTTAGTCGTCTGACTCATCATCCTCGAGACTTAATTCTTGAGGATCTTCTTCCCATAATTCATCGTCATCATCTTCTTCGATGTATTCTGGATTTGGAAAATTCCATTCAGGTAATTGACTTAAAACTAATTCCATAGCTTCTTTACGAGTAAAACCTGCACGGCAATAATGTTTCAATAATCTAGCGGCTTCAAGAGCCATTTGTAGCATTGGAGTTAGAGGCTCAGATAATAGAATGTAATCCGGTTCGTTTGGTTGATCTGTCATCTGAACCCCCGCTCTGGTATTAGGATAGCGACTTATTTAAAAGTATGCGATAAATCTCATCCACGCGCGTTTCGAGTCGCGTTACCTGATCCTTAACTGATGAACCTGAATTGGGCTTGAGTTCGCTTAAATAGTGCAAAATCAAAAACCTAAGAGCGCCAAAGAATGTTGCTAAAAGGGTCGAAGCTGCAACAGCTAACGCTACCCAATCCAATGCGCTCATATTTTCTTTTTGCCGTTTGCGCCTGATAAGCCCATTGCTACTACGCTAGAAAGAATCGCTCGGTAATCTAAATCAAAATTTGTTGCTTGCCAGGTAACCAGAAATCCGGTTAGACCCATCATGATTTGTTTGCTATCTAGTTTCATTTTTTCAGGCTTTCTACTTGGAAGGGTGTTTCGTCATTATCGCCCGATGGTGTGAAACTTATGTGAATATGGTGTGCGTGTGGGTTGCCTTTGTATGTACGCCATTTCCAGCCCATTCGAGGACTAGAAATCTTGCCATGATGAATGATGTAAGAAATACGTTTTTCACCAGCCTTAGCAGCTAAACGTAATTCTTCGGCTAGATCCCATGATGCGTCTTTATATTTTCTAGTCAAATCTGCATCAACATCAATAGCGCGCACGATGCCATTTTCATCTGGGTTATGATCCGACGGCTTAGCTTGATGGCGTGTGTCGCCTATCCATCCATCACTTGACTTATCGCGCTCAGGATATTTAGCGTTTATCTGTTCGCGTAACTTAAAAGCAGCATCACATAGCCTCGGGATCGTAATCTTCCCATGTTGGGATTTGCTCATTTGTACATTTTCCCGTCAGCCTAGAGGGCAGCAATTTCATCTGCACTTAGTCCAAGCGCTGCAAGTTTGGCAAGTGCTGAGGCTCGCGCCGCTACGTAGTCAATTTCCGGTGCTGCAATATGGGCCGCTATTGCCGCTTCTAAATCTTTTTCGCTAAGTACCACATCATCTGGAATAGTGATTGTTTTTTTAGTTGGATCAGTAAAAGTCATTATTAGGGCTTTATTACCAAGTTCTTTGGTTAATTGACTTAAATTAATTTCTTTATCAGTTATTGCCATGTTATGACCCCATATCTATTACTGCGACATTGTAGCCAGTATCTACGCCACCGGTTCCAGCACTTACTCTAATTTGTAAAGTAAAAACATTTGATCCGGCGGTTAAACCTGTAATCAAAATTGCCCTACTTAAACCTACTTTAGGTCTGTTTGCGGCAGAGGTAAAAAATTGGGCACCTCTAGCGTCAGTTGCCGCTGAAGTTGTCGCCCCGCTTACTTTAAAACTGATAAAAGTTGATTCCTCTGACGAATTGTTAAAGGCGACCGTCGCACCAATTAGGACAAGTGCTTTAGTCCCAGTGGTTAAAGTTGCCGCCGCTGACGTATCAACATAAGTAGCCGAGGTAGTGCTTGAAGTTGCCGTACCGGAACCCGTAGCACTTGCCGGCGCAAGTGCCGCCGGTGTTGCCCATATAAGTCCGGTAGTTTCGCCGCTATCAGCCGTTAAAACTGTACCATTTGCGCCAACGGCTAAACGGGCAAAAGTATCTGCACCAGTTCCGCCAATTAGATCACCTTTAGCGTCTATTGCTGTTGCCATTGAGTTTGTGACCGTTACAGCACCAGAAGTTCCACCGCCTGAGATTCCTGTTCCGGCTGTAACGGCTGTAATATCGCCGACATCATTGGTAATCCAAGTAAAATCCATATCGGTATTTGAATTCTTGGCAAGAATCTGTCCGGTTGTGCCACCTTCAAGATCCATAAGCGAAGTATCAATCGACTGACCGAGTGTCCGGATCGCGGCGGCCCCGTCCTTAACGAGATCGGTGTCGTCCGGCGTTTCCCAGCCGAAGTTAGTTGTCGTTGCCATTGTTCTCCTTTAGGCGACTATTGTCGCGTTTAACCAGTCAAGTGTACCGGATAGAGTGTTCCATCTCTCAGGAGCAGGCACAGAGTTCCAGCGGAACGACTGAAGCGAGAATGAGAGAGGGCTAATTAAAACAGTCAAATCGAGAGTGTTATATCCTGCTCGAAATGTCCAACCTTCAACAAATCCTTGGAATTGACCATTATTCATGTTTGCAGGTAAATCCACAAGGTCTATGGGCATTCCGATAAATATGTTAATCAATGCATCTCGGTCTGCATTAGTTATGTTGCTGTTAATTAAAGGAAAAGTAATTGCATCTAAGCCAGGGCGAGGATAGGCGCGCAGCTGTATATATTGATCTGCCTGCGCTTCGGCATCGGCTTTGTGTTTTAGATAAGTGTTGATCGACTGGCTGAGTGTGCCATATAGCGCAATAGAAGCAGCATCAGAATCCACAGTTTCATCGCTGAAATTGTTGCCAGAAAAGATCGTAACATAATTTCGGACATCTCCACCCTTTGTATAGAGTTTTATGCCTCGACCAATAGCATCGTTTGCAGATAATTCCACGTAACCATTAGTTGAAAAGTATTGCGCTCGATGCGTTGAATCTGCATAACTAATTCTGCCTTCAGCATCCTCGTAAAGATAACCTAAGCCGCTTTGAGCTAGATCACCGGCTAAAGTATAGACATCGGTTGTAGAAGCTGATCGAGCGATCATCTCGTAATCGCCAGGTCGATCTATTTCGCCAAGTCCTGTGTTGAGAGCTTGCGCCCAAGTTTCGGTAGGGTCATAAGTTGCCCATGTTAAAGAGGCTGGAGTTTGCAACCAGTCCTGAAATAGCACATCTTCTAGTAATGTGTAAATCTGATCGCCTTCATAATCAGAAGCAAGAACGCCCTCTGTAGTGGCCTTAGGAAGCCTTGAGAGAGCCCCTAACGCGGTTATTGTGATTACTTGAACCTGAGAGACGTTACCTAAATCCCTGACTTCCTGAACGATGTCAGAAATAAATCCACCAAAAATAGGTTTATAGATATTAGTCGAATCTTTAATACTAATTGTGATGCCTTGATTTATTTCAGCAACAACAGAACTAAAGTTAAGATTTATTAGTTCTACTTGACAATATCCGGCTACCGGCTGGCGATAGATGTCTGTGCGACCTGAACTAATGGTCAAGTTGGCCAAAGTTACATCAGTGTATTCGATACTATTTATCGTAACTTTCCAGTCAGGCGTAAATGCGGTCATTAGAAGACCAGCGCTCCGGCTCCGAGTGTGCCTCGGCTTTGGCTGTTATTGAGTACGTTAATAATTGTTCGCGCTGTACCTTCAGGATCGATTGCGCCATTGACTGTAATGTAATTGGCTGAACCATTACCTAAATTGGATGTACTAGGCGCGGTCATGGTTGGAACATCAAATGATGTTTGACGCGCTCCAAATGGGTTAATGTTGCCAAGAAATTCTTTAGCTTTGTTACCAAATGTCACAAGCTCTTTAAATCCTTGGACAATGCCTTCAACAGTCACATTGATAACCTCAAGAACTTTAGCGGTTCCCTGTGCTACGAAATTAAGAGCTTTAAGAGCCTTTTCTAATCCAGCAACAGCTGAACCCTGACCACCTGTAGCAGTATCAAAAATAGCAAAGAGATCAGAAAAACGACTACCTACAGTCCGAATTGTTTTGCCAAGTTCATTAGCGATTGCTTCAGCGCTAGTTAATCTAGTGTTCATTTCTACTACGCGAGGCGATGTTTCACCGATTGAACTAGCCAGGCCACCTTTGCCAGTTAAGCCAGCAACGAAAGCATTAAAAGCCGGTACGCCTTGATCTAGTAGAAAACTTGTTAGTTTTCCTAATTGTGGCAATAGCGCAATGCCAATAGATTCTTTTGCTTCATTAAATGCTATTTTCATACGTTCCACGCGGCCTGCATAAGTATTAGCGGCGACATCAGCCTGGCCTGCAAAGGTTTCGCTCAGAGCAACTACAGCGGCATCAAAATCTTTATTCTTAATAATGGATTCATCTATGCCACCACCAAGTTTCTTCAGCGCTCCAAAGTTTCCATCGTATGCTTTGGCAAGTGCTTCAGTTACTTGAGCAAGTGATTTGCCTGTTCCGGCCGATACATCGAGAGCCAAAGTTTGTAATCTGATGGCTTCATCAATATCTTTAACACTTCTAAGCAAACGACTAAAACTCGGACGAAGTTCATCATCTGTAACGCCTACTGCGATCGAAGTCTGATAAATGTATTCTTCAACGCTGGCAATTTGTTGGTCAGTTGCCTTGGTTACGTTTTCTAATGTGGCAGCTAGTTTAGCCTGAGCAGCTTCATCTTCTAACGCAGCTTTAACCCCATCAACGGCCATCTTTAAGGCTAAAGCGCCTATAGCAGCGCCAGCCAGTGCGGCAGCTTTACCTACTTTGGCGAAACCATTTTCTACCTTATCGCCAAATGTTTGAGTTTCTTTATTAGCCTGATCTAGGCCTTTAATTAGGTCGGCTGTTTCGGCCAGAATGGAAAGTTTGAGCGTACGATTACCTGCCATTACTTATCCCATTCCTTTAATATGCGGTTAAAAGATTCTTCCCATTTAGCAATTAACTCGCGTTGATTTTCAGTCAAGGTTGGGTAAATAAAATAACCTCTATTGCCTCGGCCTACTCTTGGTGTGCGTCGTGGAAATTGCTTGAGTCTATTTGATCCAAATTCCATACCAGGCCAAAGTTGCTGAGTAGTTGCACCACCAGAATACTTTTGTGCAGCAAAGCCGAAAGATAATTCGCCGATCTTTGAGGATTTAGCAACGCGAGCGCCCTCAGCAATACGACGGGCAGAAGCCCCTGCAATTTGGCGTGTTTGCGCTTTGCGTATGATCTTATCTTTTAACATCTCAGCAATTTCCGCTGAAGCTTCTTTTGCCTGATCTAACGCTTCGGCATCCATGGCTTTAAAGGCGCGTTTGATGCCAGATAGTTCTCCGCGGTCGTACGCGATTCGTACATTATCCACGGTTGCGCTTCTCCAGTATCTCTATGGCGGTCAAAATATCTTCGGCAGTCTGCCATTCGCTCATCGGGATACCAGTAGCAACAGATAACTCGATCAGCGTCCGGTTTATACTTCCGACTGGGTAACTTTTGGGTCTGCTTCACCGACTTCAATATCATCAACGCTAAGCATCCAAGTCTCAAAAGGCTTTAGTTGTTTCGCGCCTGAAGTGCGGCTCATAGACGTATAAGCCAGAAACATCAAGTCATTCATTCCGATTTCATCATTTTGACGAATCGTTTTGCCTGTCTTAAGTTCCCATTTAGCCCAGTCTGGGGGATTGACGACATAAATCGTTTCATCCCCCGTATTAAATTTTATCGTAATTGGTAGTTTCATAATGTCAGCCCCGATTTCTTATCTTAGGTAAAGGATTCCGCTGGAGTTCCAATAACTGTGAAATTAAAGGTTACAGTCTGTGCGTCTGGTGCGGTTCCACCTACGCTTGGATACTCTGGGAAAATTTGGAAAGTAAAAGCTGCGCCGCTAACAGCTGTGAGAACTGTGCTAATTCCTGTGTCTGGTGCTGATTCAGCAACAGCCCATAGAACCTCACATAGTGATCCAGTTGCGCCCCAGTCTGCGAGCATTTCTACAGCAAACGACCATTGATCGTCGGTTACTTTGTAAGCCTTGCCATCGAGTGTTTGATAAGTCTCGCGTGTGCGAGTATTGCTCAAAACTGCGCTGGTGCTTTGTGCGTCGAAATTGTTACCACCGATGGTAAAGGTAACATCCCGACCTGTAATTACAGTGGTAGGCATTTCGTCTCCTTAGTTGGTTTGCGTGTAATAGGTTGATACGTTGATATCGGCAGATAAGACGTTTGATGCGCCTACCTGGACAATTTGTGGCGTTTCAATTTGTCCTAGTACATATCCGGCAGGTATGACTGCCAGAATGCTAATGATTAGCTTCTCTAGATTGTCTAAAGATGCTGGGTTGGAATTATATGCGACGGCTGCAGTGATTTTATAGTTAAGCATTACTTTTGTCGTTGCTTTGTTAATGAGGTTAGGTTCCATGTAAGGCGAACCAGGCACAATAACTACGGCTGGGGGAATAATAGCCTCAGGTACATAAGCGTAAACAGAGCCAGCAACAGAACTAAGAGCTGTGGCTAAAGTGCCTCGCACATCGGCAGAAATAGATGATGGCATTACTGGCAAAGACTTTCAACATCTACGACGTTACCAAGTAAGCCCTGTACACGTGAAAATAAACTGCGACCCATGCGATAAGGCGTGGCGGTGAAATCTACGCCTTCGATCTGTCCACCTGGAGCCATGCGAGATTGGAATACTTCGACGGCTACGACAAGAACAGCAGATTCTACATTTTGATTATTTGCATAAATAGTTGCGGCATCTTTGCCAGTTAAAGTTGCTCGACCTGTTGGAATGATTGGTCTGCGCTCGATGTCTGCGTTAGTAATATTCTGAGTAAATACCTGCGAATAAATAATATTAAAGCCCATGCGATTGACTGTGTAAAAGGTTGCGATGTCGTCTGTTACAGCGCGTGAGCCATCAAAAGGCGCTCCAACATTGTTGATAACAACAGTTTGACCTTCCACAAATCCGTGAGGACGTACTGTGTAAAAGTAAGCAATATTATCTACAAGTTCTACGCCTTGAATTGCTGCCTCATGCTGGGTAAGCAATGGCAAAATTACGCCTTCGCTAGTGTCAATAATGCCATCAAGATAAGCGTCATTGTAAAGAGAAGAACTCACGCCTAACACAGCGCGCAGTTGCGATGCGGTAATAATGCTAGGCATGAGTTCTCCTTACAAGCGAGAGAGACGCTCGGGGCGACACGCCTCTCTCAGATTAGTTATTTATTAAGCAACTGTGATGTTGCGGAAAGAACTTCCGTATTTGCGGCAAGTTGCGATGTATCCATAGACGCCGATTTCGACTTCGCCGGTTGAAACTACGTTAGCGCGAATTTGTTGAGCAGGGCCGCGGTAGAAGGTTGCTGCGTCGCTAGAATAAACGACACCCTTTACGCCTGAACCTGTATCAATGTTTGGATCTACAACAAGTCCAAGACCCGCGATAGTTCCAGCGGTTGAACCTTGAGTCATAAGACCAGCAGCATTTTGTGGAGCAGCAGCAGCAAATAGTGGTCTTTGTGATCCATCAACAGCAGCAAGAAGCTCTGCAAAGTTGCCGGTATCAGCAAGGAAACGGTTTGGTGTTTTGCGAAGAATGCCAAAAGAATCAGCAATACCGTCTGCGATTGAAGCATAAAGTGTTGCGCCAGTTGAAGTTCCTGGAGCGCCTACTGCGATGCTGAATGCGTAAGCGTCAGCCTTTTGAGCCCATGATGCGCTCAACTCGCGTAAAAGAACATCAAGATATGCAGGGTCACTGCGCTCAAGAAGCTCTACAGATACTTTATTAGCGCCTGCGATTTTAACGACGTCGATTTCTGCGCTTGTAATTGTAGTATCGGTTGAATCAAATTCAACTGCTTCAGCTGTAACGGCTGCTGTTGCTTGAGTTCCAAGCAAAGGACGATAAAATTTCATACCTGAAGCAGGCAAAACGCCCTGCTCAAGGGACATAGCAAACGGCATAGAATCGTCAATGATTCCAATGATGTCGCGTAAATATGTTGGTGGAACTACGCCAATGTTCTCAGCAGTAGTAGCAGCATCTAGAGCAGCAACAATGTCGCGCGCGTTGCCGTCGCCTCGTTGTGCCTGGATTTGTGCGAGTGCGTACTGTCCAGCGGAAATGTTCATGTTTACGCGTGGTGCGGCATAGACAGGAGCATTAACGATAGGAGCAGAAGCCTCGACCTTGGATGATTCGACCGAAACCTCAGGCTCGGTCATCTTTGGGGTGTCGGTCATTTCTTCTTCTTCCTTTTGTGGTTCTTCCGAAGCAGCTACTTCGGAAACTCTCGCAGAATCTATAGCCGGACTTTCGACTAATGAAACTTCTACGAGATTAGATGAGAGGACGCGGAATGCGCCATCTTCGTCTTTCCATTCGTTGAGCTTGATGCCCACCGAAAATCCGTCGCGTAATCCCATAGCTGCTTCTTCAAGCGCTGCGTCGCCAAGATAGGTTTTTGCGATTTTAAAGCTTGCATCAATTCCGATTGGATTGCCATTTTCGTCGTTGATGTGATTGAACTCGAGAACGCGTCCGATGGGTTGCGTATTCTGATGCTCAAGTAATAATTTAATAGGTTTTAGTGCGATTGAATCCTGCGCAAAAATAGTTTTGCCAGCATTTGTATATCCTGGCTCATTCCATGTAACGATGCGACCAGTAATAGTTCTGGAATCGCTATCGGCTGCAAGTATGTTCATTGGCATATTTATTTTCATCGGATTAGATCTTCTTCCATTCTTGCTTCGTCGATTGTCATAATTCCAGAGCGCACAAGAATTTCTAAAGTTTGTGCGCGCTCTAAAGGATTACCACGCAAAAAATCGTCCATGCGATATTCGACTTCTTGGGTATTTGGCGTGAAATCCGGCATAGAAAGGCGTTGCTCTAAACTTTTTAAAAGTGGACGCAAAGAGAAATCTACGAGAGAACGACGCTCAGAAACAACGTTAGAATATGTCATGGAATTGACATCTGCGGATAAATACCAGGCAGGTATTCCCACTAAACGCGCAATTTCTGTTGCTAAGTATTGGCGCGCTTGATTTAATTGCAGTTTTTCAGGATCAAATCCTACGGCTGTCATTTCTACATCTGCATTAAGAAAAGCAGTTGCGCGAGATTGACGAGAAATCTTCCAGGCATCAAGAAGCTGACGAATACGATCAGCAGGTAAATTGGTTCCAGTTGATTTAAGAACCATTGAAGGAGTTGGTTCATTTGCAAAGTTGTAGGCAGTTTTTTCTAATTCTAAAGCTGTGCGAATTGTTCGGCCACCAATAGATAAAATGCCATCGCCTGCTGGAAAAGCAATAATTGAATCCACGCCCGTTAAAGGTACGTTTTTTCCGTCTAATTGATAACCAATAACTTCAGTGCCAAGCGCATTATATTGTGGAGTAACTCTTTCAGGTGGAACACGTGTCCAAGATTTAATCCGATTTGGAAATTCTGCATAAACTTCTAAAACTTGGCCATAACCTACGCCAAATAACTTCATGTCCTGAATTAGGTAATAATAAACAGTCGATCCTGGAACACGTGGGTCTGGCTGATGAATAACTCGGGGGCTTTCGACTAAACTTGAATCCGATTTAAGCCGTGTTTCTAATGGAATGCTAGCGATTGTGCCAGCGATGATTCCTAATCCGCGTGCTACAGCCGGAACCTGAAGCGCTTGTTCGCGTGAACATGTAAGCGCAAAAGATCCCCAGCCCATCGGGGCTGTTATATTTAGAGGCGCTAATCCAGCTTCGACATCGACGTGAAAGTGCTCAGTCAATGCAGCGGAAACCCGATTAGAATTATCGGTTAATCGAAAAAAATCTAAGAGTGCCATATAGCGTAAAATTATATCATAGTCAATTTTTAACCTATAAGAATATCAACATCCGCTATAGGTCTTGACGCATCGTGAATTGCCATGGCACAAGCGACAGCCGCGGTCGCGTTATCGTTGCTGGCTCGCCTTCCAATTATCCAACCACCATCGCTAAAATTGACTCGGGCGCATGAAGCGATTGCTTTATTGAAATTATTTTGATCCGCATGTATGAGACGATTGTTTTCCATGGCTCCGAGCATTTCATCGCATGCTTGAGCAAATTCTCGACCATCGACTGCCTTACACTGAATACCGGCTGCTTGTAATCTGGCCGCTACGCTTGCGCCTGTATTTTTACTAAATGAGACGTGGCTCACATCATACTTTCGTACCCAAGGCGCAATGGCATTTGCTATCTGTAAAT